GCTTTAGATGGTGGAAGCGCAGATACTGCTGATATAAATTGGAGCAGTGTGAATGCTACAGAAATTGTCAATGCTGATACGATAGCTGCTTCTGATTCTAATCAAACAGTTACAGTGACACCTGCATCAGATGGCACAACTGTTCTTACGTTTGATGAGCAGGATTTGCGTTATTGGGCGATACAATTTGAAGGCGATACTTCATGGGATGGTACTACAGATTTTATTGTAGGCAGTATAATGATTGGTGAATACTTTGATATGCCTTTTTCACCAGATTTAAACCTTACTAGGTCTATTGTGTATGATAAAGTAAATGTAGCAGAGTCCGCAGGTGGCCAACGATATGGTACTGCAACCAGTTTTGGTAGAACTGCATCTAGTACATCTAAAAGTCCATTTGCTCTTGGAACATATGGACAGAATGTATATGGTGGTAGACAGGCATATGACTTGACATTTAGTTATTTGCAGGATTCAGACTTATTACCCAATGAATATCCAGTATATCAGCATGGCAATGATAGTGTGATTTCTGATGTGTGGAATATGGTAGATGGTCCGAGTAGACCATTTATATTTAGTTTAGATAATACATCTACTGGATCTAATGCAGAATCGGAACATTTGTTTGCTAGATTTGCACAAAACAGCCTAGATATGCAACAGGTCGCACCTGACGTATACACTGTAGGCATGAGAATCGAAGAAGAATTTTAATATATAAATAACACTTGCATAGTGTTGACAACTTATTTAATATCTGTCAACACTTATGAAGCCTTTATTACAACATATGAGAGAGTGTGGTTTTAGTCAAAACCAATTAGCGCGTGAAATCGCTCTAGATAAATCTATGCTTTCACTAATGATGCGCGGCAAACGTAAGTTTCGCTATGAGCATAAAGTACGTATTGCTCGTGTGTTAGGTATTAAACTAGATTTTATAGAGTTTCCTTGGTAAGTTTATTACATATTTGGACAGTGCTGTTTGACGTAGCGTTTCTACCTCAACTCTCTCTCTCTTTTTTCGCTATTAGGCACTGTCCATGTTCCTAACTATTCATATAAAAGATAGAGAAGAAAGAATTAAGTTTGCGCAGGTAGTGCGACAACTGTTGGGAGAATCCCAAACATACATTCCTGGTACGCGAAAAATCTGGAAATCAGATATTGGTGTACGAGCAACGATTGATCCAAAGACATATAAATCTCTTGTTGCTCTCATTGATCGTAAAGGATATAACTACAATACAATAAAGGAGTAAAGATGAGTGGACTTTTAGAAGCGACTTACAGCGTGCCAAGTGCAGGCGAAAGTAGTTTTATGAAATTTGTCAAAGGTGAAAACAGATTCCGTATATTGGATAAACCAGTTTTAGGCTATCAGTATTGGCAAGATGATAAAATGCCAGTGCGGATCAAGAATGCAGGTGATGCACCAGCAGGAGAAAAGCCAAAACATTTTTGGCAAATTCCAGTTTATAGTGCTAATTCAGTCAAGGTTCTCGACATTACACAGAGTACTGTCCAGAAGCAACTTACAGAGTTAGATCGCAATAGTGAGTGGGGCAACCTCAGAGACTATGATGTGATTGTCACTAAAAATGGTGATGGAATGGATACTACTTATACAGTAACACCATGTCCTAAAGCACCATTAAACAAAGAAGCAGAGGAGTCATATTCTTCATTTAAGAAGACATACGAACCTGAAAAGGTATTTGATTCGACACCTACTGCGGAAGCTGAAGATGAGTTGCCTTTTTAATGCCATCTAAAGCATCACGTAAAGGCTACCAAGGTGAAGTTGAGGTCGTTGAATTGCTCCGCGACCTTGGCTTCACAGCCGAACGATCATGGGGAAGTGATGGTCGTAGCTTTGGAGAGAGGAGCGATATAGATGTTAAGGCTACCAAAGGTGACCTTACAATTTTAGTGCAGGTAAAACGCAGAAAAAAGATTGCAGATTTTTTATCATTCAAGAATGCAGATGTAGTGATGGTACGCCAGGATCGTAAGCCTTGGTTATGGATTGTGAAGCATGAATGGATGAAGAACTTATTTAAAAGCGGAATCGTAGAAACCCATAACCAAGAAAATGGCGTGTCTAAAGATCGTGATAGTCGTGATTCCGCTTCACTTTAACCAGGAGAGAGAATGCCATATCCAATGAAACCAAACACAGTGAGTTTATTTAAAAACATAGAAGAAGTAGAATCGCAAGAGTTTTGCTGGAGTTCCTATCAACAGGAAGTAATTGACAAATATAAAAAAGATTACGAATCATTAGAGAAAGCAATTGTGGTGATTGATGCAGAACTACAAAGTATGCAGTCTACAATCAATGCATTAAGAGAACTAGTAAACTGGGAGAGCGAATGATATACGAAGAATACGATAAGTTTAGAGATGAGATGTTTGCGGAAGCATCAAAGATTAGTGATAATAAGTCTATTGAGTATACGATTAGTAACGAAGATAAATTTTATAATTTTAAGCATGTTGCGGAACGGCTTGGAATTACTTCAAAGCAGGCACTAATGGTATATGTCTTAAAACATGTCGATGCAATATGCAACGATGCAAAAACAGGAAAAACCCACAGCGATGAAACCACATACCAAAGGTGCTTAGACGTAGTTAATTATATGGTTTTATATGCTGCATTGGATAAGGAAAGCACACATGCAAATAATACTAAACCAAATGGAATTAAGGCTAGCCAAAGCACTAGCGAAAGCAAAAATGGATCAGAACCAAGCAAATGGAATGATTTCCAGCGGACCACGTAGTTTAGAAATAGATTTACGAGGTGTCAGCGGTGAATTAGCCGTCTGTAAGAAATATAATACCTATCCAGACATGGTGATAGGTCCTCATTATAGTGGTTACGATTTAATATATAATAACTTGAGAGTAGATGTAAAAACCACAAAGTTTAAAAGCGGTTATTTACAAGCTAAATTAAAAAAGAAATACACAGATTGCGACGTATTTATATTAGTGCGTGATGAATCTCCTACGTTTGTTCTGGAAGGATGGATACCATCTATAGATTTTTTGACGCAGGATAATATTATGGATCTTGGTTATGGCAATAAGTTTACATTGCAGGCAGATCAGTTACGACCTATGGAAGAGTTAGATCAATATGCATAGTATGACAAAAGGAAAGATTGGAGAATTGGCAATACGCCAAGATTTGCTCTCTCAAGGATATAATATCTATCTACCAGAAGTAGATGTTACGCAGGTAGATATGATTGTGGAGACATCAAACTATGCTATTAAACGTGTCCAGATTAAATGTGTCACAAAGTTGCGCAGAGGTACAGCGGTGGAAGTCGATACTACAAAGTATAAAGATACCAATAGAGTAGATGTAATTGCGGTCTACTATGAGCCTAAAAATATAATTGCATATGTACCATATCAGAATACGCATGCAATTAGTTTAGCAATAACAACAGGTAAAAATAATCAAAGAAAGGGCAGGAAATGGTTCTATTCATATGAGCAGTTTCCTGATTTTAGCTAATGAGTGACTTAAAAATAAAATATGCAGGTAGTATTGATTATGATGATGATAATGGTGAGTGGACTGATGATATTATTTGGGGAAATAATTATGCGGAGTTTATTGAGGATATGAAAGCACATATGAAAAAACGCAACAATAGTAGTGTGTTCTTTGCAGCAAAGTATGTAAACGATAAAGAGCGTGATATTACATCGCAGGTGAAGGCAGATTGTCGTGGATGATTACTTTATAAAGTTAAGTTCTATAGAAAATGAGGTTGTGAATAATAGTAAGAAGAATTTAGATGCTACTCTTGCAGATAAGTATATTTACTTTTGTACTAGTTGTAGTAAATGTTGGGAAGTGACAAAAACTAAATGGCAAAAGCGTATTGAGTATTATCATAATTTTCCATCATATAAGAAAAAGAGAAAAGTTTGTGAAAGATGTACACCTGACAAAAGTGTGGAACATAAGGATGAATCCTGAGTTGGCTTTGGTTGACACAGCCGTGTCAGGTGTACGTATGCTAGATTTATTTAGTGGGATTGGTGGATTTCATAAAGGATTTGCGCAGTCAGGTTACAAATTTGACTGGGTAGGTTTTAGTGAAATAGATAAGTACGCAAGCGCAGTGTATAAACATAGATTTAAAGAAGCGGAGGAGCTAGGTGACATTACAACTATTCAACCAGGAAGAGATTTACCAGATTACATTGACATCCTTTGTGGAGGATTTCCGTGCCAAGCATTTAGTTTATCTGGAAAACGAAAAGGCTTCGATGACACCAGAGGTACTTTATTTTTTGAAATCGCAAGGATTCTGCGACATTACAGAGACGTTGGAAAGCCAATCTCTTGTTTTCTACTCGAAAATGTTAAAGGCTTACTTTCTCACGACAATGGACGAACATTTGCTACAATCTACCGAGTTCTTGATAACCTTGGGTATACCATTGAGTTCCAATTACTTAATACTCGCTGGTGGCTACCCCAAAATAGAGAGCGGATATATATTGTCGGATATCTTGGAGACGGAAGTGGATCAAAAATATTTCCTATCGGAGAAGATGGTGAAGTCTCTGACTACACGAGCAGGAAAAAACATAGGAAAGCAGCAAGTATGCAAAATGGATATTCAAGAACGATAAGTAGTCGCATACATAAAATGGGATGTGAGGATACTTACATAATAGATAAAAAAGGAAAGAAGAAAAATAATCAAGATTACGCAGCAACTTTGACTGGTGGTGGTCATAGTGGTGGAAACCATAGTGATATGGATTTAATTAAATTAAATCAAGTAGGCACAATAGGTAAAGACAGCGAAGCAACACGAGTGTATAATCCTAGTGGAATTGCAAGAACTATTAAAGATGGTGGTGGTATGGGAGCGAAGACTGGGTTGTATCAAATTAGAGAAGCCACGAAGAAAGGCTACGCAAAAGCAGAGGTAGGTGATGCGATTAATTTAGAAAGACCTACAAGTAAGACAAGGCGTGGAAGAGTTACGAAAGGATATGCACAAAGTTTAGAAACAATACAACATCAGCATACAATTCAACCAGTATTAACGCCAAATCGTGCAAATATACGCAGACTAACACCAAAAGAATGTGAACGATTGCAAGGTTTTCCAGATGACTGGACAAGTAAAGGTGTCATAGATGGTAAAGTAGTCGATATAAGCGATACACAAAGATATAAGCAATGTGGTAATGCAGTTACAGTAGATGTTGTACAGGCAGTTGCAGAAAGAATTGGTTTACTAATAAACAATAGGAGTCTAAAATGATAATGTTCGATATAGCAGAATGGATTGCGAATGTGTTAGTGCTAGGTTTAGG